CCCCTCCCCCACCGCCCCCTCTTCGAGGTGCGGTGCCGCGACCAGCTCTACTGGGTCCGCGGACTTGGTTATTTCTTGCATTCCTGTTCATTGTATGGGATACGCGATGAACTCGCGGACTATACATCGTGGAGGACACACCGGCTAACCCGTGTAGTCTCTCGACATTTATGCACATATATTCTTGTCTCTACCCTCCGGCGTATTGCGATTACTCAACAATACACTGGACTAAGGAATTATACGACAAGCCGAGACAGACAGGACCTTCGTCCCTCTGTTCCACTCGCTGCATTATACAGCTTTGGAAACTTCCAGCTCGCTGATTAGGCGTTCCTGGAAGCTCTCGGTTGTTGTCGCAACCAGGGGAAACCCTATGCGCAACTTAGTACGGAACTATTAAGCTCCCTATACCGTACTACACCATCAAGGACCTTCACTCTCAACAGTTCAGGAGAAGAACTCTCCACTCGACCCCCAACTAAATTGGGACTTCACCCTAATTCAGGGGTTAATAGTCGTAAACCATGCTCAACAAGGAGCACAGTCGAAATGAGAGGCACAGCCCACACAATAAGACCAGGAAGACCCGGCAACTCATTATGAGCTTATCATGTGATGTGAGACCAATATAGGGGCACCGTTTTGGGTTATTTAACCCCCACGACCCCATGGGCAAGTTTAACCTCATTCCGGGAGGTACCCCCCCGCTCTATTTCAAGCGGCAGTAGGGGTAACAGGAGTGTTGGACCAGGTGACAGTGCTATTATGCAATCATCACACCAGGCAGATCTGTGAACAGATTCCTGCCTGGTTGGCAAAACTTCATGATTCTTCGGGTCTCGCTCTTCTTATAGTCGAGACCACCTAACATACTATCAGCAGGTAGCAAGGCTTTCTTAAGCCAGGGTTTATTAACCCAACGCTCTACCTTCGGGACTATGTACCCCTCCGGAAAAGGAGGTTGTGTCTGAATAGACAAGTACATATACTGTTCCCTATAATATCTGGCCAAGCGTCGTTGTACGCTGTTAATCCGATATTTAAAGCCAATAGGTGGAAGAACACCCATCCCCCCCATAGTGAGCGGGAGAAATAAGTTACGAGATCGGTAACACCGGGGTCCTAACTGGACCTGACATTCCTTCTTAACAGCCTCAGAATGGAGACTAAGGAACCGACTCAAAATCTCACTCTGGCGACCCGGTAGGGTACCAGCCAAAATAAGATTGAGATTACCGACAAGGCTATCGTCTGCGCCCATATGAGCAGCAGCAGTATTCTCCTTACGGAGTACCTTGTGAGCACCGAAATACAATCCCGTATTGAGAAACGGGACTTTCCATGGCGTCGCCTCAACATTATTAAGATCATAATGGAAGCTTTCCGAATTTATATTCGCATACGCCTGGTGCCAATAAGCCTTACCTACGCTCATTTTAAGACCAACACGACCCGAAAGGTCAGTGTGTCTAGCGTAATCGGCTTTGGATCCAACATAGAGCATATCGTCACCATTGACGAGAACAGCCGAGAGGCGTTCCTTATAACTCCAGCCGCGCTGTCTTTCCGCGGTATTAAGGAGATATACACCCAGATTCGCCAAACAGAGAATCGGGAAGCTCAAAATTGATCCCATAAGTTGACCAGAGGTCTGAACACCACCAAATGTGTACTCACCCGGCATTTCATCATCCGGGTACCACAAATCGTGAGGACCTAAGCACCTCTCAGCATCCTGCTGATCCTGAGGAGATAGCCTTTCAACTATCTT